AACCAAAGTCGTACTGACAGTGTTAACGCTGCAAATGGTTTACCTGCTGGTTCTGTGTATTGTTTGCCTGCTAATTCGCCTCCCGGCTCAACTGTTCAATGTTACGGGACTTTTGTAAATAACGGTTCTATTTGTGGGGCCGTTCCTGCTCCTACCTGCTACGCGCCATATATTAAAGTTGGTTCTCAATGTGTTGCGTCTGTTAAATGCACATTGCCTCAAGTTGCTGACACTGCTACTAATACTTGTACAACTCCTGCATGTCCAGCGGGCAACACTAGGCTTTCTGCAAATGCTGAATGCACCCCTATTCAATGTGTTCCACCAATGGTCAGGGTTGGCAATCTTTGTCAAGTTCCCACCTGTCCCGCTGGTGAAACTTACGAATTCAAAAATGGTGCGGGTGCTTGCGCTAAATTGTCAAATCCATGTCCTTCGCCAAAAACCTTAATAAATGGCACTTGTCAAAATCCTGTTTGCGCTGCTGGAACTGCTTTAAATTCGTCTGGGCAATGTGCTGCTGCAACTGGTGCGACATCTACTGGCACAACGGGCGCGGGTACTTCGCCTACTCTCACAACGACTTCGGGAACTGCTGTAACGACCAATACGTCAACTGGTTCAACAACTACGTCCACGTCCACAACAACTTCTAATACATCCGGTGGGGGTGGCTCTGGTGGCTCTGGTACGTGCATTACGCCGCCATGTGGCTCTTGTGACCCTGCTGTCGCAAGCTGTGGTACTAGTTTTGGTGGTTCTTGTAAGGATGACTTTCAATGCTCAGGTGATGCTATTCAATGCGCCGTTGCCAAAGCGACAAATAAAACTGAATGTGCTCTTAAATCTATAAAGATTAATGACGATGACCCTCTATTGCAGAAAGGCAAAGATATCGTTTCCAACGGTACGAAAGCTTATGGTCAATCTGGTGGAATAAATGGCATTGGCCGTGGGACTGGCGGTCTCGATACAACAAATCCTTATGGTGGCTCTTGCCCTCCTGATATGCCTTTATTCACATTTAAAGGCACCCAATATGCATTGCCCATTTCTAAGTTTTGCAGCGTTTTCGAACTGATGGGTTCTGTCATGTTGGTACTTGCTGGCATTGTTTCTCTACGCATAATTTCAGGGGGTTTCTAAATGGATTTAATACACTCATGGATTGCTGCACTGGTTGAAGCAGTCGGGCCATTGGTCACAAAAGTGTTGTTGGCTATGGGTATTAGTTTTGCCACTTTTCAAGGCATAGGGGGCATTGTCGATACTATCAAGACTAATTTTTTCTCGGCCATGGCTGGTCATGATGGTGTGTTCTTGCAACTCGCTGGCGTCCTTCAGCTAGGTACAGCCTTTAACATGATTGCATCGGCCATCATGGTTCGTTTGGCCTTCATGGGCCTGTCATCAGGCGGCACGATAACCAAGCTGTTGTTTGGTGGTGTTTCTGGTGGGGGTTCTCAGTAATGCCGCTTTATCTTAATACGGGTACTCCCGGTGCTGGCAAAACCCTCTATACCTTGTGGACTGTCGAGAATCGTCGTATTGCTGACAACAAAGCTTTTTACGACGAATGGGTTAAAAATGGTTCTCATGAATCACAGCCTCCAGTGGTGCGTGAAGTTTTTTATTTCAATATCAACATTAAAAAGCTGGCATGGATAAAGCTTGATAAACCTGAGGACTGGCTTAAATGTCCGGTTGGTTCAATTGTGGTTTTTGACGAATGTCAAGAGGCATTTCCGCCTCGTTCAAATAACACTGTTCCACCTCTTTACATATCGGAATTAGCCAAAGCTCGTCATGCCGGTTTTGATCTTTATTTTGTTACGCAGCATCCCACATTTACTGACCCATACGTTAGAAAACTGACTGACACCCATAGCCATTTGATGCGTCCATTCGGTGCAAAAAAGGCTAATGTTTATCAGTGGAAAGGTGTGAAAGATAACTGCGATAAAACGCGTAAAGACGCTATCAAATCAACTTTTGGTTATCCAAAAGAGGTCTTTGAGTGGTACAAATCCGCTGAAGTCCACACAATGAAGTTCAACATGCCTTTCAAAGTCATGCTCATGTATTTATTGCCTTTTTTGATCGCTGGCGCTGCCTATGGTGTCTACAATTATTATGATAAAAAAATACACCCTGCCACTGGTACACCAACGATGGTTAATGGTGCTAATGCTGGTGTTACTCAAAAACCCAAGTATGTATTTGATGCGGCTTCATTCCGTCCACGTATTGACGATGTTCCTTGGTCGGCTCCTCGTTATGACGAACTTACTGCGCCGACTATTGCGCCCATAGTTGTCGGTTGCATGGTCTTTCAGGGTATTTGTAAATGTTTGACACAGCAAGGCACCACCCACCATGCAACCATGCAGTTCTGTCTCGCAACCCTTGAAAATGGCATTTTTCAGGATTTTGGCAATAAGGATGCTTCTAGTTCAAATAATCAAGCTAGGCGTGAGACTGGTCAACCTTTGCAACTTTCGCCGCCTCTGGCCTCTGTAGTTCGTCCTGATAGTGGTTTCAACTTGCCTGTGGCTTCTGTAGAAGCTCGTTATGGTGTGAGCTATACCTCTGGCCCTTCGGGTGCTGTGTATCACTTACCCTCTAACAGTTCAAAAGTAATGTCAAAAGAGTGATGCGAAGCATTAGCGAAGCGCAACTGAACCCGCCTTGCTGGTCATCAAAAACTACAAATTAATTTCACGGGTACTCACTATGCCAAGTACAAAAGTAATGATTCGTGCTCTGATAAAACGGTATTTAGATCTCTGCCCTTGCGCCAAGTGTCAGGGCTATGGGATAGCGGCAAAGCACGACGTAGCGAAGCTTGCTTCGCAGGCGGGCGAAGCCCGCTAATTTATTAATAGTTCACTTTAGAACAAGCACCATCTAATCGAGCGAAAAGATGGTTTTCAGATAGACAAAAAAAATCCCCGCAAAGCCTGCAAGCCCTCGGGGACATGACAACGATAAGGTGGTATCGCTATGGAACGTATTGTAACCCTGCCTGATGGTCAGCGGGTGCTTTTAGAAGGCACGATAACTCCCGATGCTTGGGACGTGTACGAAAAGCGCGTCAATGGCCATATGGAACTGAGTTTTAAGAATCAAATTGTTTGGTCTGAGGTTGATTCTCCAGCGCCTTCCAAGTGGGACGATTACATTAGCCAATTTAGCGGCGACAAGCTGGCTGAGCGCCTCGCAGAGCATGAATTAGAACTAGCTGAACGTAGGGCTAAGCAAATGCAAAAAAACGCTTCTAGGGCTAAAACTCAGTGTCGCTGGCTCATCAAAGCTCAAAATTTAGATCAGATGTTGACTTTGACTTATAGAGAAAATCAGATTGATCGCGATTTATGCAAAAAACACTTCAAAGAATGGATAAGACGCATGAAAGCGGCTTTGGGTGGTGAATTTGTCTATGTGGCAAGTTTTGAACGTCAAGATCGTGGGTCGATGCATGTGCATTTGGCTTGCAAAAAGCTGCAATCTCACGGTGTGCGCCGTGGTGTCAGGGTCAAGGCTTTTGACCTCGGTACGCAGGTTTGGCGTTCAATCATAGGTCAGGATAATGGCTTGTGTTTCATTGGTTCAAAGACGCGTCATGGTGGGCATAGAAAGAACCTGAGTATTGCGAAGTTGGCGGGCTATGTTTCCAAATACATCATGAAGGATTATGCAGATTGTCCCAATGAAAAGAACCGTTATAGCCGTTCAAATGGTCTTACTGCACCTAAGGCAGTTAAAACAAGTTTCACGCGTATGTCACTTTCTGAGATGGTCGCTTTGGTTTTCCATTGTGCTGATGGTGACGTTATCGTTTCTCACTGTCTGACGCCTGACAAATATGGTGGTGGTCGTTATTGGCTTGTTACTGAACCTGATTTATCCGTTCATTGATTGCTTTCATCACCCATTTTTCTACCTCGCTATTGCTTATTGTTGCTAATCGTGCAATGTCGATGATGCTGCAACTTTGCTGCCCATTACGCCAATTGCTAATTCTCTGTTTGTCAACTCCCATAAATAATGCGGTTGCTTTGTCGCTTCCTGTGACAGTTTTTGCTTTGTCTAGTAGTTGACTAATATATAGGGGTATTGCTTTGTGTGGCATTGTGTATTAAGATGTTAATACGCGTTTTCATTCGCGTCTTTTGTTAGATTTTACGTTCTGTAATACAAAAGTAAACTTTCATAAATTAAGGTAATCCACCATGCAATCTTTCATCAAAATCTTACTCGTCAACAAAGCCCGTAACGGTATCAGTGTAAAAAACAATAAACCATGGGAGATGCAAGACGCTGAATGCGTCATTATGAATGATGATGGTTCTCCCGCTCAAGTTGGGGTATTGCAGTTACCTAAAACTTTGATGGGAGATAACGCTCCCAAAGCTGGCGATTACGCTGCATCTTTTGCTCTCGTGTCTGGTATGACAGATCGTCGTATCAACGCGGTTTTGACCTCGCTTACGCCTCTTCCTGCTGGCTCATTCAACAAAGCGCCTCGCGCTGCCTAAGCTGCCATGCAAGCCTTCTACGTATGGTTTACCACGACTGCCCTGACTACGTGTTTAGTCCTCTCGCTGTCTTGGTTATTCAGCCTCGAAGTCGGGCTGCATAAAAAATGATTTGCGCTGCTGTCTCTGGCTCATCAATCGTGCTACTTGGCACGACTGAATGTGCTCCAACTGATCTAGTTTTACTGACTTATTCGGAATTGTTAGAGCGCACTGCGAATCCCTTTGTCATGTCCAACGCTGCCGCAATTCAAATAACGGCTGCAATCCTGCTTGTGTGGGCTGTGGCATGGGTTTATCGGCGTATTGCCGCAACTATCGGAACCGGAGAACCTGAGTAATGGCTGCTGTCATCCCTTTAATTCAAGCTGCAATAACTGAGGTAATTTTGGCTCATGCTGCTATTGCTGTCGGTGTGCTTCTCGTTGGTGTAACTATCAAAGTACGTCACTGGTTAGCCAAAGTTTTCTAACGGTTTGTCCCCTGCCGTTTCTCAGGGGTACATTGCAAAATGAAGGGTTCATTATGAACAAAAACGCTCTCCGCTCTCTGGCTGTAATCGGCGCTGTTGCCTCAACTCAAGCGGCTCATGCTGCAATTGACGTGTCTGCTGTGGTCACTGAAATTTCAGGTGCTCTCGTTCCAATTGGTTTGATTGGTGCGGGTGTCTTGTTGGTTTTTGTGGCCATCAAGGCATTCAAGTGGGTTGCTCGCGCTATGTAATTTGCTCATTGCGGATTCTGAATGGCTTTCTAACGCAAGCCATTTGGAATAATCAAAGGGGAAATAATGTGGACGTTTACGGGATTTACATCATGGTTGCGGTGCTTGGCGCTGCTTGGATTATTTTTAAGTAGTCCTGTTTTCGCTGTCAATTACAATGCTGGCGGTTCTAACTATCCTACCGCCTTAGCTGCTTGTCAGGCTTGGTACAACGTTTCAAAACCCAGTTCTGGGAGTGGTTTTGAGTCTCAATTTGTGGGCGCTTCTGAGACCACTTGTACCTACATAATGACTGCGCCTCCATCTTCAAATGTTTACACCCAAGTAAATAGTGTTTCAAAGTCTTGTGATTCTGTGCGAAGCTTAAATATCGCAGATCCTGCCGTAGTTGGCCCGAATGGTGGTGTCAATATATCGGGACTTCCATCAACCCATTGTGACAACCAATGCTCTATGACTTACAACCAAAGTCGTACTGACAGTGTTAACGCTGCAAATGGTTTACCTGCTGGTTCTGTGTATTGTTTGCCTGCTAATTCGCCTCCCGGCTCAACTGTTCAATGTTACGGGACTTTTGTAAATAACGGTTCTATTTGTGGGGCC